TGGGTAAAACCGGAAAGCTTGGCAAAGAAAGAAATCTGAGTCTCGATCGGTCGATGCGCGGCCATTTCAGAAAAACTCCGGTGCCGTGGGGCAATGTTCCGGCCAGGCCGTTCATGAATTTTCAATCTTCAACGGCTGAGATGATGGTAGAAGTTCTGGCGGATTATATACTGGAATTAGACAAGGGCTAAAAACGCCCCAAATTTGCGTTTGTTTTTGCAAAACATACACAAACATACCCCGAGGGGTGTCGATGCAAAAATGACGGGTTTCTGTGAAAGTGCAAGGGGCTTTTAAAACGGGGTTTACCCGGCAAAATTTTTAAGCCTGGCAAATCTGTTTTCTTACTGAAGCCCTTCACCTGTTTACTGATCGATCAACAAAGTATTTTGAGCATATCAAAATCCCAGGAGGCATTGATAATGCTCAAAAAGCTCAAATTTGTTTCACCGGTAATCTTTTTGCTGGTGTTGCTGCTCATTTCGGCTGCAGCGCTGGCGGGTGACGCTCTGTTTTTCATTCCGGGCGGCTCACAGAAAACCACTAATTCAGATTACGTGGTGCCGGTCATCACGAATCCTTCGACCGGGTTTCTGACTCCGGCAACTGCAACCTTCTCGATTCCGGCTGCTACGGCTGTTCGCGTGCCGACGTTGCCTGCGGGCACGAAGCATTTTCGTATTTATATCTGGCCGGGTGCCGGGGCGAATTTTGGGCCGGCAGGCGTTGCAAGCGGCACCAGTTACCCTGAAATTGCCAGCACAACCACCAGCGACCCTTTTTATGTCGGCACGACTACGCCGGCCATTTACACCATCGGCAGGACGGCGGCGGCAACCGGCACAATTCTTTGTGAGTGAGGTTTTATCATGAAGCCAATTCACATATTGCGACCAGGCAAATTCAAAGCGATGAACGGCGCCGAAGTAGAGTTTGCCGCCGCTGATCTGGAAGCCGTTGCGCGAAGCTATGACCCTGCGCTTTTTCAGTCGCCGATCGTTGTCGGGCATCCGAAGAACAATGACCCTGCTTATGGCTGGGTTAAGTCGGTAAAGGCCGTCGGCGAAAAGCTCATTGCCGAACCCGAAAAGCTTGTCACCCAGTTTGCTGAGTTGGTTCAGCAGGGTGTTTTCAAAAAAGTTTCGGCCAGTCTTTTTACCCCGAATCATCCGTCTAACCCCAAACCAGGCGAATACTACCTGAAACATGTCGGGTTTCTCGGCGCTGCTGCGCCCGGTATTCCCGGCCTTGACCCGGTAAGCTTCGCCGCTGATGAAGAGGCAATCTGTGTTGAATTTTCAATCGAGCCCGAGCCAGGCGACCAGACAAATTCTGTGTCGGCTGGCACTGAAAAGCCACCCGTTCCGAAGGAGGAAAACAGTTTGGACAAAGAAAAACAGGCTCTCGAAGCCAAAGAAAAAGGTCTTAATGAAAAAGAGGCCGGTTTGAATGCTCGTGAGCGCAACATCAGGCGTCTGGAATTTTCGGCGTTTGTCGATTCGCTCAAGAAAGACGGCAAGGTTTTGCCGGCATTCGAAAAAGACCTGGTGAACTTCATGGAATCGATCGACGGCGAAACCGTTATTGAATTCGCTGAAGCCCAGAAAACTCCCCTCGACTTCTTCAAAGACTACCTGGAGAAGCAGCCCAGCATCATCAACCTCGCCGAATTTGCAGCTGAAAGCAAAACTGCACCGGGCGAAATGACATCTGAAGAGCTTGCCGAAAAAGCGGTATTGCTCAGACAAAAGCTCCAGGGCGAAGGCGTGCCGCTGTCGTTCTCTGAAGCCGTGGAACGCGTAGCAGGAGGTAACCATTGAACCCTTTGATTAAAACCTACCTTTCCGAAGGTGCCAACTCTCAGTATCTGATCGCCAAACAGGGCACTGCCGACAATGAAGCGGCAAAATCAGATGCCGCAGCCGCAACCGGCCTTGGCGTCGTAAATCAGCCCGGCACCATTGCCGACGGCGAACGCATCGACATCACCATGATGGGTGAAGGCGAAGTCATGTGCGGTGGCACCATCGCTGCCGGGAGATCATTCACATCTGACTCGGCAGGTAAAGCCGTGCTTGCTACCACCGGCCAGCGTGCCGTCGGAATCGTTCGCGAGACCGGCGCTGATGGTCGCATCGTTCCCTGTGTGGTTTGTCCGCACACTGCAGCCTGATTGCAGCCTGATAAGGAGAATCTTTAATGAGTAAGACACCGTTTCCAATTGATCCCGTAATGACCGCGATCGTTATTGCCTATCGCAATTCCAAACTGATCGCCGATGAAGTTCTTCCACGCCATCCGGTCGGCAAAGTCGAATTCAAGTGGCTGAAGCATGCTCTTGCAGAAGGCTTCACCATTCCGAACACTCTGGTCGGCAGAAAAGGCGCCCCAAACCAGGTATCATTCAGCGCCACCGAAGAAACCAGCTCCTGTCTCGACTACGGTCTTGAAGACCGGATTCCGCAGTCCGACATCGACAACGCACCGGCCAACTATGATCCGAAAAATCGTTCAGCCGAAGGCCTTATGGACCTGGTGCTTCTCGACCGCGAAGTTCGCGCCGCCAATCTGGTTTTTAATGCCGACAGCTATGCGACTGGTTACAAAGGCGCTCTTTCGGGTTCTGATCAGTTCAGCGACTTCGTTGGCTCTGATCCGATCGAAACTATCATGGATGCCCTCGACAGCATGGTCATGCGCGGCAACGTCGCAGTAGTGGGTCGTGCGGTCTTCTCGGCTCTTTCACGGCACCCCAAAGTTGTGAAGGCAGTCCATGGCAACAGCGGCGATGCCGGTATTGCCACCAGACGCCAGATCGCCGAACTCTTCGAGCTCGAAGATGTTCTGGTCGGCGAAGCTTATCTGAACACCTCCAAGAAAGGCGAAGATGTCGCCCTCTCTCGGGTCTGGGGTAAGCACATGGCATTGATTCGTCGCGACCGCATGGCCGGGCCGAACAACAATCGCATGAGCTTCGGCTTTACTGCCCAGTTCGGTTCTCGTGTCGCCGGCTCTGAGCCTGACAGCAGCATTGGTCTGCGCGGCGGTCAAAGAATCGTTGTCGGCGAAACCGTGAAAGAAGTAATCACCTCTGACATGCTCGGTTACTTCATTCAGAACGCAGTAGCGTAAGGAGGCTGATTTTGGCAAAAGCAACTACAAAATCATCATCTTCTTCTGAAGAAGCCGTTGTGACAAAACTCTATCGTTGCCTGGTGCCGCTTAAACATGATGGCGTTGCCTATGAAATAGGCGACAAGGTCGACCTGACGGAAAATCAGGCCAAAGCCCTGCTCTCATGCAAGGCTATCGAAGTCGGCAAATCTGCGCCGGCAAAAGGTGAAGAAAAATGAGTTATGCCGTCATTCAGGATATGATCGACCGCTATGGCGAAGCTGAACTGATTCAGCTTACCGATCGCGCTGTGCCTCCAGTCGGTGCGTATGACGCTGACGTGGTTGAAGAAGCCCTGAGTGACGCTGACGCAGAGATCAACGCATACCTGGCAGTCAGGTATGCGTTGCCTCTGGCGACAGTGCCGAGCACGCTGAAAAAGCTGGCTTGCGACATTGCCAGATACAACCTCTTCGGCCCCAACCTTACCGACGAGGTTTCTCTGCGCTACAAAAACGCTGTTTCATTTTTGAAAGACGTGTCGAAAGGCACTGCTGATCTTGGCATCGATCAGGCTACCGGCGAAGCTCCGGCGATTGAAAACGGCCCTGATTATTTTGCCGACGATCGGGTTTTCACGAAAGACACCCTGAGCGATTACAGTGATTGATACCATCGAAACCGCTATCGTAAATCGGCTCAAGGCGCAGGTCACAGATTTACCGACCTACGCCTTTCCTGACAAGCCTGAAGACTTTAAAAAGCTGCCCTTCAGCAATGGTTTGATTCTCGTGTCTTACAGCGGCAGCAGCTTTAGTGAACCGACAAACCTCGACGCCCTGATCCAGGAAAGGATGCTTGAATTTACTCTGACTTTGCAAATCAAGGATTTGCGCAGCCACGAGGGCGCTTATACCTATCTTGAACAGATTCGTGCCGCGCTGAGCGGTTATTCGCCGCAAAATGACCGGCGCGTGATGTATCTGACCGACGAAGGTTTTATCGACATGGTGCAGAATGTCTGGTTCTGGGGCCAGACCTGGCGATTGACTGCGAGGCAGGCATGACGGCTAAAGGCAATACTGTTCTGGCAAATCTGGCCACTATTCTCACTTCTGCAGGATTCGCCCTGGTTACGACCCGAAAGCTTGACTGGCGGGAACTGACCGAAGCGCAGTTTTCTGCCGTTGTAATCGAGGCCGGGCCTGAGAGTTTTACAGACTTTCTGCAGAACAAAATCGAGTCGACCTGGCAAATTACTTTGCGCCTGCATGTTGTAAAGTCGCTGACTGAATCTGCTGCTCATATCTGGCGCGAAAAAGCCGCCCTGATCGGCAGAACCATAGCTGCAAACCGCACCCTGACCGGCGCGGCACTTAAGGCAGAAATTACCGGCAGACAGCCGGACAACCAGGTATATGAGCCCTGGGCATCAGGGACACTTGGTTTGACTATACGCTATCGATACAACGACCTAACCGAAGGAGGTTAACATGAGAAGTAATGCGATGCTGCTGCTGGCAGGTCTGGAAGCGGAGATTAACCAGGACCCGACGCTGACCACGGCAAACGCTATTCCCACCAACAAATTTTTGCCTGGCTACAACTTTGCCGAATTGCGTCGGCTTATCGTCAACCAGGGCATTGATGCGGCAAAAAAGCTGATCGGTGCAGAAACCATTGATTTCAACTTCGAGTGCGAACTTATCGCCAGTGGCGTGGTTGGCACCGCACCAGCCTGGGGACCGTTTCTTGAAGCCTGCGGCTTCACAAAGTCTGTTTTGGCTGCTGCCGCTATCGATGACCCGATCGCTGCTTTCGGCAACGCAGGTTTGAGCGGTTTGGCGGTTGCCAAGGGTGGCTCGTTCACCGGGACAACCCCGAGAGTTTACAAGGTCGCAGTCACTACCGGCGGCGAATCCGGGGTCGCTGAAGTGTCAGTAACCTGCCAGGACGATGACACGCAAAACAGCACTGAAAACACCGTTACTACCGCAACGCCTATCAACCTGGGCGATGAAGGCGCAACCATCACCTTCACCTTTGCCAGCGGTTCGCTGACCTTGGGTGATGCCTGGTATGTTTATTGTTACCCGGCCGGCATAAGATACCGGCCTACCGCCCACAACGGCACTTTCGGCAGCATGTATTTCTATCATTACCTTGATGAGCTTTTGTTCAAAGGCGGTGGCGGGCGCGGAAATGTGACGATCAATGCTCCGGCCGGCGAAGTGGCCAGCCTGCAGTTCAATTTCAAGTCGGTGTTTGCCTCGATTGCGGCTTCGACCGTGCCTGATCACACCTTTCCTGACGATGTGCCCGAGATCGTTGAAAATGCAGGTTTTCAGATCGACGGTTTTGATGATCTGGCGATTGACACAATCAGCCTGGATACCAATAACAACATCATCGAAAAGAAAAACGTAAACTACCCACAGGGCCTTGAATGCTACAAGATCACGGCGCGTGACAATCAGTTTCGCATCAATCCCGAAGCGCTGCCAGAAGATGAATTCGCATTCTGGGCGAAACTGCGAGCCCGCACTGAGTTCCCATTCGGTTTCAAGGTCGGATCGACGTCGGGCAATATCGTTCACGTCCAGGTGCGCCGGGGTGTGTTCGACAACCTTGGTCCTGAAGATCGCGATGACACTCTGGTTTACGGTATTACCGGCCAGTGCCGCCCGAGCCCCGCAGGTAACGACAATATCGAAATCTTTGTTTGTTGACGGGTTTGTGACATAACAACTCCGAGTTGCCTGGGGTCGGTTGACGGCTCCAGGCTTTTTTAAAGAAAGGCATAAAATGAAACTGACCAACAAAACCAATGGCAAATTTTTCTGGCGCGAAGCGGGAAACCGCTTTTTTATCGAAATCGACGGCAAACCGGTTGAGCTCAAATACACACTCAACCAGAACGACGCCTACAGCTCATTTATCAAGGAAGATCGCGAAAGCGGACTTGCAGAAGACGGCAAAGAGGTTGATGTGGCCGAATTGCTGCAGCTGAGAATTTCTCGCAGCATCGATCACGCCGTTCGTGTAGTTGAAATAGCGCTGAATTCAAAGGCCGACTCGGTTATCAGCCGTGACCAGGTTCGCGACCTTTTCGGCGAACAGCTTGATTTGCTGCAGATAGTTGCCCGCACCTGGGTTGATAAGAAGATTTTTAACCCGATCCTGGATAAAGCCCTGGACCCTCACCTGGCTCCGTAACTCAGCGGAGCCGAACTCGATCGAGAACCGAAGAGCAAAAACCGGTCGAGATACTGAAATGGGAAAGACGCCTGCGGGTTGCCCGAGGCTACCATCTCAGTCTCGACCAGGTTGGCGAAATGGATTACCTGGCATATTTGCTGGCCCTGAAAGACCTGGCCGACTGCCCGATCGTCGATGTAACCCTGCTGGGAATGTTCGGCGGCAAAGGCAAAAAAGGCATGAGCATCTCTGATGCCCGAAAACACTACAGAAAGAAAGCCCGATGAGTAACGACAGAGAACTGAAAATAGTCATCAAAGCCGACGGCTCAGTCGCGGTAAATGAAATCAAGCTGGTCGGGCAATCTACTGACGAGCTTGAAAAGCAGCTCAAGGAAGCAAAGCAAGAGCTCAGTAAACTTCAGGCTGAGCTGAAAAACGTTGGTGTTAAAGCAAAAGAAACTGACGGTAGTATTCAAAATTTGAATAAAGGTGCCGCCGAGCTTAGATATCAAAATAAAATGCTTGCCTTGGCTTTAACGGTTACCCAGGGTGAGCTCAGCAAGGCCGGAAAACAGATTAACAGCCTTGAGGGCCAACTCAAGAGCCTTGGCAGCACGTCTTCCGGGTCCGCAGATAAGCTTGATAAAAATGCCAAAGCATTAAGTGGCATAGCTAAATTTTCCCAAGATGTTGCGGGAAAAATTAAGCTGTTAAAAAATTCCTGGACCGAATACTCGGTCGGTTTGAATCAAACGCTTGAAGTTCTTGGAAAGCTTAAACAATACGCTCAATTCACCTGGGACTTTTTGCTCGATGGGGCGATGCTAGGGGAGACAAGGTCCGCATTCCAAGATTATGCCCAAAGCGTGGGTAGAAGTGGCGATGAAATAGTATCCAAGCTAAAGATTGCGTCTGCAGGAACAATAGACGAGTTTAACCTTATAAAAACGGCTTCGTTGGCCATGTCTCTTGGCGTAACAAAAGATGCCGACAAAATGGCCAATTTATTGGAGATTGCCAAAAACAAGGCCAGGCTATTTGGCGTAAGCACGAAACAGGCCTTCGACGACATCGTAACGGGTATTGGTCGCGCCTCACCAAAAATTCTTGATAACTTAGGCATTCGAATTCCTGCCGGCTTTGAAAAAATGACCGATGGGATGAGCGATGCCGACAAGGTTGCCAAGCTTTTTGAACTTACTCTTGATGAAGGCAATAAGCAGCTGGAAGCAATGGGGGGAGTGACATATTCCGGCGCCGACTCCTTTCGTGAACTGGAAGCAAGCTGGGCAAATCTTAAACGTGCTGGCGGCGAACTAATTTCAAATGTTCTGGTGCCACTAAATGTAGCTCTGGCAAAAACTTTAAATCTTGCAACTGCTGCAATTGAAGCGGCAAATGACCTGTATACGCTTGCGGCTGAAAAGGGTATTCATGGTGCTGGGTCACCTTTCAGGGACATTACTGACGCCCAGTTGCTCGAAATGTATAGTGGCTATAGAAAAGATTACGCAAATGCGTTGAGCGTTGGCAACAGCGTTGCGTCACCGGCAAACAGCTTTGCAAGGTCGGAAACCGGCTTAGACGATGCCAGTAGGCTGCGAGCAGAACAAAACCTTAAAGCTGCCGAACAAAATCTGCTGGCAGTTGAAAAAGAGATGACGCGTCGCTCAAAGATGATGCTAAGTTATGCAGAGCAAACCGTTGATGACGTAAAAATCGCATTTGAGGATCTGTATGATTCATGGTTGCCTGGTTATGCCGGAAAAGCATCAAAAGAATGGCTTCGCGAACAAGACAAATTAAAGCGCGAATCAGATCGGCTTGCGAAAGAAACAATAAGAAATTTTGAAGCTTTAGCCGACACTGCTTCAAAAGATTTAGACCTGTTCGGCGATGCCTTCGATGATTTTATTGATGATGCTGACAAGCTTGTAGAGGAATTTGGCGATGATGTTAAAGAAATCGAGACAGGTGCAGAAAGAATCGCCAAAATCCTTAAAGACCTGGAGCTGGAAAGGTATCAAAACCTTGCCAAACTTGATCCCAATGATTCCCAGTGGGGAATGCTTAATTTGGCCACTGGTGGCCTGCTTAATCAGACAACCTACGGCAATCGCCTGGTAAAATTTCAAGCCGATGAGGCTTTTGAGTTCGAAAATGGCAAAAAAGACCTTTCTAAAACCATCGCCGAAGCTGTATCAACCGGCTTTGCAAATGCCGACTTTTCAAATTTTTCTTTAACTCTCAGCAATATTCTTACCAGCGTTCTTTCAAAATCAGTTTCAACTAAGTTTCCGGTTCTTAATGCCGGTGGCGCGGTTAATTGGGGTAACCTTGGCATAAACCTCGGCGTGAGCGCGGCAACTCAACTTCTAACTCGCCCGGGCCGCTTTTTCGGAGGGCGGGAAGATCATGGCAAGGAAGCCATACAGCAGTCAACCGACCTGAAGAGCAATCTTTCGAACGCATATCTTGAGTCTTTTAATTCCGGGTTACTTCCTTACCTTTCTGATTCTGCCGGTGAAGCGATGAAGCTTGCTCTGGCCGATGCGCGACAGAAGGTTTTCGGCACGTCGGTCGGCTACACGTGGGAAGATTCCGGCAACGGAATCTGGTCGGATTTGACGCGGACATACCAGCTTGTCGATCAGGGTGCCAGCGGCGCCCTTGAGGCGCTTAACAAAGCGATAAAAAGCGCCGATTCATATAATCGTGAAGTTGAGCGCTCGATCGAAGTGCTTGTTGCCAGTGGCCAGGATTTTGCAGCGCTACAGCAGCAGACTCTTGCTTATCAAAAGGCTGCTGATGCCGCACAGTATGCCGCAGCAAACCCTGGCTTGAACTGGTCTGACGGCGCTTCGTTTTCTACCGATCTGGCAGATCAAATTCATGATCTCGTTGTTACGTCTGAAGAGCTGGTAAGGCAACTGGGTTCTGCTACGGCAGAAAGAACCAGCATTATCAACGAGGGCTTTTCCGGTTATGCCCCATGGCTGGACACAATCCCGATGAAATTGGCACAAGAATCCGGGTTTCGCGTGAATATCAAAATTCCGGACGGCTGGACCGGCCCGCTGCCGGGTTCTTCCGGCTCTGGTGCCGGCTGGGCTCCCGGGGTAGATGTAGCCGGGATGACGACCCCAGAACTGTATGATGCTTTTTCCACGCTGCAAACATCATTTTTGGATCGCAGTATATCGCCTTACACCCTGGATATGGTAAAGCAGGCCAGCACAAATCGATATGAGCTCGATGCACTCAAGTTGACAGATGAAGATGCCTACCAGCAGGAATACATGGCATACCTGGACAAGCAGCTGAATATCTTTGAAGAGGTCATGCGTCGTCAGGAGGAGATTTTTGCTGACGAGGCAAAAACCTACGAAGAGCGAGCAGCAGCTCTTGAAGACTTTGAGCGCACGATTGATGCTTATCACCAAACGAAAATGCAAAAGCTTCAACGCGAAAAGCAGCTAGAAGAAGAGGAAAAGCGCATGATGGCCGAGCAGAGCATGGCCAAAATCGAAGCCGGCCTTAGCCTGGTCGGTGAATTAAATCAGCGGGGTGATAAGGTATTGATTATCCAGGGCGGAGATGTCCAGGAAGCGATTGATGAAATGATGATTCAGTTCGCTGATAATCCTGAAATGATTGCAATTCTGCAGAAAGCCAAAAAGACCGCTGACGCCAAAGCCCTTTGGGGCTGATTTATGTGAAGCACTTCACCTGTTTGATCTCGCTTTTTTTGCCTATTCTGGCGGTAAGCTATGAAACTCTTAACCGACCAGAACATGCGGGCGATCGACACAATTACTGCCTCAAGCCAGGCGGCGGGCTTTCCAACTTCCAATCTTTTACAATATGACCCTGACCTGATCTGGAAGGCCGCGCTTACCGGTTCAGCGTGGCTGGTTGTTGATTTGGCGGCATCAAGTGCAATCGACCACATCTGGCTGAACAATGCAAACTTTTTAAGCGCAACTATTCAGGCAAATTCTGTCGACTCCTGGGCTTCGCCTCCGGTTTCGGTGCCGGTGACTCTCGCTGAAGATGATGTCGGTGTCGTTAAGGGCTTTTTCGATCTTACCACCACTCATTATCGGTATGTGCGCATTGTCATTCCGGTGCAGACTCTTACCGATGGCGGTGCGGTGCCGTTTTTGGGAAATGTCATTTTAGGGACCAGCGAAAGCTTGATCGTCAGCACCTGGGAACCCAACGTCCAGGAAGATTTTATCAGCTTCGTTTCAGATGGCGGCAACTATTCCGAATTTTCACCTGGCAAGCCCAGACACATTTTTTCCGGCTCGATGCAGGGTGTAACCAAGGCTGAAATGGATGCAGCGCCGCTGAAGGGCTGGGCCGCTGCCGTGCTTTTTACTGACCTGGGCAGTGTGGCCGATTCTTACCTGGTCTATTCACCGAAGGGCAAAAGGCCAAGGGTGCGCAGCCAGATTGATTGTGATCTTGAATTCGTGCTGAGGGAACTCGTATGAAAATTACGATCCAGGCCGGAACCAGCACCTATCTGATTGCCGATAAAACCGTCGCTGTTGATGGTGTCGGCTGTTATGAGGGTCGCCTGCAGAATCAGCCGACGCTGGTCCGCGCGCTTTCGCGGGTCGGATCGGCACCGATTACGCTTTCCCTTAATATTCGCAATGATGACGGGTTTATACCCGACTCGGTCGATCTTTGGGCGGCATCCGTGGCCATCGTTACCGATGCCGGATATGAGTGGCACGGCAAGATAACCGCTTATGATTCCGATGGCGCCGGGATATTGTATGCGAGCGTCACTGAGAAATCAGCGCCGGAGCTGACGATTCAGATACCCGACGAGGTGGCCAGGGTTGTCACTGTTGACGAGAATTTTCATCAGTCTGCCGTTAATGTGACTTTGCCGATGGCAATTGGCGGCAACGTAGATAACCCGATAGCCCTGAAGGGCATTTTGATCGACAAAACCCAGGGCATATACCTGATGAGCGTCGGTGAAAACCGGCAGTTTGTGTCTATTCGTGTCGGCGATACCGACATACCTGCCGCTGAGGCGGCTGCAGCCGGCTATGCAACTTATGTTGGCTCGCCTGGCCAGGCGAATTATCCTGGCATTTGTTATGTGCAGATAACCGATGAAGCCCTGCGCAAGAACGATGACGGCAGCTATGTGCAGATCGGCGCCCAGGTGGTTGGCCTTAAGCTTGGAACCCACACGGTTGAAGAGTGTCGTAACGGCGCCCGGTTTCTTTATTGGCTCTTAAAGACCTCGATGACCGGCAGCTGGGGGCTTGGCATTGCTGAATCAGACATTGATCTTGATTCTTTTACCGAAGCCATTTCTCGTGTCGACGCTGCCGGACTGAAGATGGACGGCGTCTTTTATTTCCGCCAGCCCGCTCAAAGCTGGATCGACCAGATTTGTCAGGCGATCAGAGGCACATACGAAATTGGCGAAAATGGCAAGCGCCGGCTTTTCGTTAATGCCGATGCATCGAGCGTAAAAACCTATACAAAAAAGAACGTCAAGCTGCTCAGAAAAGGCAAAGGCAGCTATGTCGGCAGAGTTTTCAACAAAGGCAGACTTGATTTTGATTTTAACCCGCTCACCGGCCTGTTTATGCAAAATGTGCCTTACGAGAATTCGACCAGCGTTGGCAACATCGATGAACAATTGTTTGAAGGCCAAAGCTATCTGATTCGCGATATGGCCACGGCCCAGGCGATTCTCGATTATACCTGTCAGAAAAGCCAGGTCGGCGCCGCCAAAGTCTATTTTGAGACGACAGAGCTGCCAGAAAACCCAAGAACCGGCCAGATTATTACTTTTGATTACCCTGAAAAATCTTTAACCGGCACCTGGCAAATCACCAGGCTCGAAATCGGCAAAAAAGTTCACAAAATCGAAGCCGAAGCCTTCAGCTCATCAATCTTCACCTCCGGCACACCAGGCACGGCCATCGACTGGGCTTATGACCCACCGGTAGTTTCACCGGTTCAACCTGGTCAGGCCTCTGGCTTATCTCTTGAAACTGGAGTTGAATTCGATTCTTCCGGCGATGGCTCAGCGATTCCTTACATTTCAGGAACTTTCAGTATTCCGGCAGGCAAATACCTGGGTGCTGCAATTTTCTGGGGTGAAGGTGCTGATCCTTCTACCTGGAACAGTTACGGCTCGATTAAGGGCACTGATTTCAAGATTTCACCTGTAAAAGCTGGTCAGCAATACACCGTAAAGGTTCAGCTGTTCAACCAGAGCGGTGTTTCTGCAGCGATTACCAGTTCGATTGTCGCTGGAAGTCACACCGAATTGCCCCCAACTCCAAGCATTTCAGCTGGTGGTGGACTGGGGTGTATTGTTGTTTCAATTGCAATGTCTGCTTTTAGAGCTTTTTCGCATTTTGAAATTCAGCGTCAGAAATCAGATGGTTCTGGCCTGGACACAATAGTTTCAGACTATCGCGGCACCAGCTATACCGATGACAGCACAACTATCCTGGCAAATTATGTTGATGCTTATCA